CGACTCGTGGGCGTCCGCTCCGTGTGAGATGCTGGTCATCGACATTCGCATTGCCGATTGTTTCGACCAGACATTTCAGCAGGGCATGCTCGCCGTCAATTCCATTGATAGGAATCTTGGGCTTCACGACCCAACCCCTCGTTCGGGGGGATTGAGTTGAACCACCGATCGAATCTACTTGGTAGAATCCGTTCGGGTGGTGCCTGCCCAGGATGGGGCTTGTCTCGGCGACATAAGGGAAGTATCGCAAGATACTAACCAGAACGTCGTCCAGAAGCGCAGCAGTCTTCACCAAACCGGCTTTCGCCAGCTGGTTCCGGGTGCTGACTGTGGAGACAATCTCATCCACGTCGCGCCGTGACGCAGGGAGTGACCTTCGGAACCTGACGATGGATACGTCATGTCCGTTCCAGTACTCCTTGCCGCAAGACTCTCTGAACTCACCAGTCCAGAAAGACTTGTTGCGATTCACCAGGAAACCGAACGTTTCCAGGAGATCGATCACGGACTCGGCCTTGTCCGTGGGGACGATGATATCATCCCCGTAGACTCGCACCTGGTCGATGAACCTCTTGTAAGAGGCTACTCGACCATTGGGTAGACCGTCTGCTAGAACGCATGCGGTTAAAGCAATGGCGGTGAACACCATCGCTTCAATCGGGAACGTCATTGCAGAGCCCATGGACGCAAACTTCTTGAGACGGATCACGTCTCCTGAAGGTAGCTGGGCAGTCTCGGACCTACACGCCATGGTTCCTTCGAGGAACCAAGGAAAATCGGCGAACAGGTCTTCGACCAGCCAGCTGGCGACCCGGTCACTAGCTTCGCTCAAGTCGAGCGTCGCGAGTGACCCATCTTCGGATCCGATCTGAGCCATGGCCTGGTTAGGCCACTGCTCCTCGAACCCAATGAAGTGCCTCGAGAGACTTTGTGAGTCTTCGAGAGCAGTTCTCAGAGGAATGGAAATCGCCTGCTGCACGTACTGCATGCAGGTAGGCTCAATCGCAATCAACCGAGGGGTCGTC